TTCTCCAGGTCGGCGTCGGGGGCAAGCTCCTTGATCGCCTTCGCATAGCTGATCGCGCCATCCTTCTGGACAAAGGTTAGCTTGCGTCCGCACAGCAGAGCGTTGCTGTTCTTCGCCATCAGGACGATTTCGTTCAGCAGGTCTTTCTTGCGCTCCTCGGCCCGCTCGATGGCCTCGTTAAGATCGTCCCATTCCCGCAGCATCCTGGACGCTTCCGGCGTGTCGATCTCAAGGCGGCGTGGAGCCAGGTGGTCATTGGGCGACTTCACGGCTTCCAGATATTCCAGCCAAAAGTCATGCAGGATCGGCAGGTGTTTATCCCGCCATGCCGGATCTGGATCGACATATTCCAGCATGGTGCCGCCTGGTGCCCACTGGAAGAAGTGCCACCACTCGCGGCCAGTGACCCAGAGCGAGAACTGGATCTGATCGTAATAGTGCGGCTGATGGGCCAGGGATTTGAACTGCGGGATTGCGTCCTTTCGCTTACCGAAAGGGCACTTGATCTCCAGCCCGCCATCGTCACCGATCAGGCCGTCAGGGCTGCATCCCGCCCATTCGTCCTTTTCGATGAAGCCGACCAGTTCCACGTCGTTGCCGGTTTCCAGCCGGTAGTCGATCAGCGCCCCAGCCTCGTTGATCGTGCCGTAATCGGTGGCAATATTGCCGGTGAACTCGATCTCGGCGCCATGATAATCCCGCACCATTCGGCGAAGAACATCGGCCCGGGTTGCATAGGGCGCGTGGCCGAGGATACCCCCGACCGCACTTGCTGTGATGCGACCCCGGCGGGCCGAGTGCCATTCAGGCGTGCGCTGTTCCATGCCTATCCCCTAGAACGGCAGGTCGGAGTCGTCATCATAGGCGGCGTTGGCCGCTTTCTGCGACGATCCGGCGCGGGCGGATTGGGCGCGCGGCTTGGCTTCGGTCAGGCCGATCTCGCCGGTTTTCGGACCGATAGCTTGAATCCAATTCCCAGACATGACCTGGCCGGGGTTCTGCCGATCCTCCATTTCCCAGAGGCCCAGGCGGATCACCATGGGTTTGTTGACCAGAGCAAGCATGATGGCGTCCGCGTCAGGGATGCCGCCCTTCTTCGCCAGCTTGCCCCCTGCGTTGGCGTCGATGGCCGCGAACAGGCGCCGTGCCCGGTCGCGCTTCTTCTCGGCTTTCGCCTCGTCCTTCTCGCGCGGGTCGAAGTCCTTGATCCACAGCTTCTGGAAAATCTTCCGGTTCTTGACTTCCTCGGGCTTCAAGACCGTCCATTTGAGATTGAGGAATTCGTTGTGGTCGGCATCCTCTTTCCACTCTGCGTCCTCGACCATGGCGAGGACTTTCGAGCCATCCGGCAGGGCATCGAAATTGCCGCCGCCGGGGATCTCGTATTCCGTGCCGGTCTCGGCCGCGCTTCCACCATCGGAAAGGCCCCAGATATCAGACATTCTCGGTGTTCTCCTGGTTGTTTTCCGCCTTCACCTTGGCGGGTTTCGGTTCAGTCTTGGCCGTGCCGATAAGTCCGGGCACGATGCCGTAAAGCGGGTTCTGCCCCTCGATCACGTCCAGCGTGTCCGTGATGCCGAAGCGGTTCTTCGACACGTTCGCTGAGCTGGCGCTGACGACCAGTTCCCGGTCGCCCGTGCTGATCGACCGCTTGCGTTCACCTTCCTCGCCGCGCACGACGCTGACCAGCCGGACAAAACCGACCATATCGACATCATCGACATATGGCGGCAGGCTCTTGGGCGGCAGGCGCAGCGAATACCGCTGGTAGTCGTCCTGATCGGGCAGGCGCATCGTCTCCACGTCCGCATGGGCCACGAACACGATGTGCATCCCCTTGCGTTCGTTCAGCAGTCCGGCCGCCTTGCGGACGCGGGCATGTTGCCCCGCCACATACTGCACCCCGGCGCCATAGCCGCCCAGCGCCTGCGCCAGAGTCTTGGCGCGTCCGTCGCGTTCCAGCGCCTCGGCGGTAAACAGCACGTCCAGCGCCGTCACGCTGTCGATGACCAGCGTCTTGTATTCGTGATCTTCCTTCAGCAGCGCCAGAAGCTGGTCGAACAGCGCAGCCACGCCATCGCCCGGCTTGGGATAGGACGCCAGCAGCGGGAAAGCCGCCGGCCGTTCCGCGCGGGGGATGGATTGCATCCCGTCCTCGGCACGGATGAAGATCGGATTCGGAAAGGTCGCAGCCAGTCGGGTCTTCCCGACACCGGCATCGCCGCAGATCGTCATGATGACCGGGCGGTCATCAGGCGTCTGCACCATGTCCTTTAGTGCCATGTGTTTTGCCTCCTTGGGCTTTGGCTGGCGGGACAGCCGTTCATCACCGCCCTTGCATAATCCATGATGCTCAGCGTATAGTCAAGACAGTTTTACCAACTCGAGAGGAAAAAAATGCCTGACGACGAAATTCCGCAGGTCGAGACCGTGCAGGACGCCATGGGGGCGCTGGGGTGCCCCACCAAGGCCGCGCTTGCTCGCGCGCTTGGCGTGTCGCGCCAGAACATCCATGCGTGGGGCGATATCGTTCCCGAACTGCGCCGGTATCAGATCCGGGAACTGGCCCGCATCAAGCAGGCGCACGACGCCATGAACCAATGAAATAGGCCCCGGCGATGACCGGGGCCTGAGGGGAAGCAGGGAAACTTCAGGAGACAAGGCAATCATGGCACAATCGAAAATGGAAGGCAAGCCGTATCGTGACTTCTGGGAGGCCGGGTATCCGGTTTTCCCGCTCAACACGGCGACCAAAGACAAGCACGGTGGATGGGTCTGCGAGTGCGGCAATCCGAAATGCGAGGCGTTCTTCAAACACCCCCGCGCGAAGAACTGGCAAAGAACGCCGTTGTGGGACGACGAGCAGATGGACACCATCGAGGAGGCGGGCTTCTTCGACTCGGGATATGGCGTCCTCTGCAAGACCCTGCTGGTGGTGGACGTGGACGTTCGCAATGGCGGCGAGGCCAGTTATGCCAAGCTGATCGAGGCAATCCCGGAGGTCGCGGCTGCCGGGCTGATCGTCAAGTCTGGGCGTGGCGATGGCGGGCGGCATCTTTATTTCCGGCTGGACAATTCCCCGGCCATGATGAGCCACCACGAGGATTATCCCGGAATTGATTTCCGGTCTGGATCATCCTTCGTCGTTGGCCCCGGCTCCATGCATGCGGCAGGCAATCGGTATTCCATCGTCTACGGCAGCGTGGACGACATCGAGACCGCCCCTGCCGCGCTGGTCGATCTGCTGCGCAAGCCTGACCGGCACCGGGCATCCATCGAGGGACGTAGCGTCGATGTGAGCCATGCCGACATTGCCGACATGCTGTCTCATATCGACCCCGATTGCCCATATGACACATGGATCAGGATCGGCATGGCCGTGCACCACGCCACCGGGGGCACCGGGCAGTCCGTCTGGGACGCATGGAGCGCCAAAGGCAGCAAATACGATGCCGATACGATGGACAGCCACTGGCACAGCTTCGGCCGATCAGCCAATCCCGTGACGCTGGGGACGCTGGTTCACTATGCCGAGCAGGGTGGATGGATATGGCCCGTGTCGATGGGCGACGATATCGCGCCGGTCGAAGATGACGCGCCGAGCATCGCGCCCTTGCCTGCGGATAGCGGATATTCGCCATCGCGGCCGCCGGGGTATGTGGGCACGCTGGCCGCGTGGATCGAGGCACAGAACCGCCGTCCCCGCGAAAAGGCCAGCGTCGGGGCCGCGCTGTGGGTCACGTCCTGCCTTTTCGCGGGCTGGACTGACGACATTGACGATGTGAACCTCAACCTCATGGCCTTCGTGATCGCCGGGTCGGGGTCCGGCAAGGACAGCATCCAGAACGCGGCGACCCGCATCCTGCGCGTGGCAGGACTGGCGCCTGCCGTGCACGGCACCATCAAGTCGGAGCGCGAGATCGTCGAGAACCTCCTGCGTCACCAGGTCGCGCATTACAACATCGACGAGGTGGGCGAACTGCTGCTGAAAATCCAGAATGCGAAGAAACGCGGCGGGGCGGCGCACCACGAGGGCACCATCGGGATGCTCATGTCGGCATATTCCAAGGCCAATGGCTACCTGCTGATCGGCGGCGACCGAAAGGAGGAAGTCAAGGCCGGGCTGATCAAGGAAGCCGCCACCCTGCAAAAGCGCATCGACGAGAACGACGGTAAGGAATGGGCCGCATCCCGTCTGCAATCGGTCAAGCGGATGCTGGCCAGCATCGACCAGGGCATCGAGCGGCCATACC